CTCATGAAAGTAATCAATTGCCCCATCGACGTTTTCCGGCCCTGGTGGCTGGGCGTTAAACGGCGGGATAATGCAGAACGGCGCACCCTTCGCGGCGTGAAGCCCACGCACTTCACCGTTTACGGCGACGGTGACGTTAACGAATACGATCACGCCTTTACTGTTGAGTGTGACGAAGGCTACACGGTTAACGGCCAGCCTTTTGACCAACCACTGGTAACCCCAGAGCTTTACGGGCCGGTCACCTTCCACGCGTTGTTAGGCAAGGATTTCAACTGGATCGTGACGGCAACACCTCACCAAGTTCTGTAAGTACTTGAATCAGAACGACCGATCGACACAGACCCCCTCCAAGTGAGGGGATTTTTATTGGGTGATTGACTAAACTGTAACCCCCGTATACGCTTAAGGGGTACAGCCCTATAAACCCGTAACGAGATACCTATATGCCTAAGATCAACCCCATCGCGGCTAACCTGTTTAGCCAATTTCTAAAGGAGAACTGGGACGACTTTCTCCTCCTAGCCGATCATAACGGTATCACTGAGCGCGAGGCGCACGACTTCGCCGCCGAACTGGAGCAGCCCGATGGCCGATAAGCCCGTAGACAATCCACACGCGCATACAATCCGCACTGCGCCACCTACGTGGTACGCGTTTTTCGTCTCCGGCCACTTGATGGTGCATCCGCCCCTCTCAGCCAAATTAGAGCGGTACACTACCCCTTTCGAGGTAGTGGTGACGCTGCAGAACCCGGTCACCGATAACGAGGGCCTGGAGCGCTTACGGCGCAAGGTAGAGACTGAGGCCCGTAGACAACTGACCGAGGCAGCGCCCAACCACCTAATGGCCGAGTGCATGATCCGAAACCTCAGCCTACTGCACACTATCACGGAGTAAACCCCTCATGACGAAACATAACCCAACATCGAGCCCTACCGCCAGCGAGATAGCAGACGTTGCGCCAAGTCGGCCCCATTGCACACTTGTGTACCCGACGCACCGTGATCCGCAGATACAGCTAGTTCTGGGCCTGGAAGCGCTGTTGCATCAAGCTGAATGTGGTGGTGCGCACCCGGAAGATATTAGCTTCGCCTTAAATTACGTCACTAACCGCGCCCGCCCTGGCCGGGAGCCGGTCGATGGCCCCGGCGAAGACGCTAAGTGGCCGGACGAGGGGGAGGTGCCTGCAGGACCGTACTACGACTACAAAAATGATCCGCGACGCGCAGCACGGGCGGCGGAGGGGCGGCTTGACCAGGAGGGCACTGCCTAATGTCTTACATTATTCTGGTGACCACGGGCAACAGCAATCTGTCTGAACAAGAGGAGTCTGCGCGTCAGTGGGTGCGTAAGCACGGCCATACTATCGTTACGACGATCCATGATGACAAGGATGCGGCACTCCGCATGCGTGACACCCTCGGCGGCGAAGTGGTGTATACGACGCCTGTTCGCGGTCCTGCGTTCCTGGCAAATGCCCAAGGCGACGAATACGAGGAGCCGGAGGCCCAAGACGCCCCTGTTAAAGCTGTCGGCAAAGCAGCCCCCTCGCTTCTGCGACCAGCGGTGACAGCCAGTGCGCCTCCACCGGTAGGCGGTCCCATCAAAGGCCCAGCGCCTGACGTAGAGGAAGTAGCGGCGCCAGCGCCTAAAGTGGCCAAGAAAGGGGCTCGGCGCTCCGGCCCCACCACTAAGCACCGCAAAGAGCTGGATCGACTTAAGCCTATCTTTGAGGAACTGTCTGGGCAAAGTGCCAAAGGCTGCGCTAAGATACTGAATGAGAGACAAGTGGCGCTGCCATCCGGCAAAGCCGGTACTTGGCAGGGAACGCAGGTTACCCGCGTTCGTAAGCACCTGGAGGACATACATGGGAAGCCCGACAGCCCCACCACCTAACGTCGGTCCGGTAATGAACAGCACTCAGGCCCAAGCGATGGCGCCTGGGCGCACCAAGATGCGCGCCCTCCTGGCTGACCGGGAGCGGCGCGCCCGCGTATGGGACCAGATAGCCGAAGGCATGAGCGTAGCTGACATAGCCCGTCTCAACGGCATCCCGTATCTGATTTTCTACCGTGTCATTAAGGATCAATGTGGCGACGAGTACGCAGCAGCGCGTGCTGCCTACGCCGACTCCCTGGTAAAGAAAAACCTGGATCTGGCGGATAGCATTGAGGCAGGCCGAGTAGGCGCCCCCGAAGGTAAAGCGGCCTCCGGTATCCGGCAGTGGTACGCCGAACGTGCCGACCCGGATACGTGGGGCCAGAAGTCAAGTATGAACGTACATCATACCGGCGTTATCGGTCTACATATGCAAGCGCTACGCGATTTCCAGCAGGAGCAAGAGGTAGAGGCGGAAGACGCGGAGTTTGAGGAGGTGGTGGACTATGATGAGCGAGAGGTACCTACTCAGCAGGATGACCCCGCAGGCCATCCACTACTTTAGGACATTCTTACATGCGATATATCACTATTCACGCCTCCGCGACTTTTCCCAGCATGGATATTGGAGTAGACGAGATCCGCGATTGGCACTTGGCACGCGGATTCAACGACGTGGGCTATCACGAAGTCATACGCCGCGATGGCACCTTAGAGTTGGGGCGTCCAGCTCACATTCAAGGCGCCCATGTGCTGGGGTTCAATCCCGGCAACTACGGTATTTGTATGGTGGGAGGGCTAAAAGAGGGTACTAAAACGCCTGAAGATAACTTCACCGCTGCCCAGTACCAAACATTGCGTAAGCGCATGGTGGAGCTGCACGCCAAGTGGCCGGAAGCGGAGATAGTCGGCCATAATTTTTTCCCAGGGCATGAGAGCAGAGGGTGCCCGTGTTTCGATTGGCGCCAGTGGCGCGATGACTTCCTGGCGAGCGTCAATGACCCCCCAGGCCCTTGGTACGATGAAGCTCGCTTGGGGAGACGCACATGAACTGGCGCGATGCGGTTGAGGAAGTAGCCAAGTACGCCCCTGCCGTGGCCACCGCTTTAGGTGGCCCTGCTGTTGGCGGCATTACGGCTGGCGCAGCGGAAATGATCACTAGCGCCATGGGCGTCCGCAACACGCCCCAGGCACTTGTGGCGGGCCTGGAAGATCCGGTCAAGCGTGAGGCCCTGGTACGGCTTAACAATGAGCATGAACGCGAGTTGCTGGCGCTCCGATTAAAGGCGGAGCAAGCCCAGGCCGAGGAAACCACCAAGCAGATGCAGGCCGTCAACGCAACCGCCCAGGCCGAACTAGCAGCGGAGCCAGGGTTCCGCACCAACTGGCGTCCGTTTAACGGCTGGATGCTGGGGATAAGTTTGTCTGCCGTTAACGTAGGCATGATAGTGCTGGCGTTTATGCGCCCGGATCAACTGGACACTATCATCGACGTATTGATCTGGTCCGTCGCAGCGCAAGGCGCCGTGCAGGGTATCAATATAAAGCAGCGCAGTAACGATAAGCGTCTCAGGATGGGTAAAGCGCCCGCTAGTTTCATGGACGAGATTGGATTAGGGGGCGATAAGCGATGATCCAAAAGGCCAACCCCTTTGACGAGTTCGTGCGAAAGTACGCCAAGAACCCGGTACTGTTCGTCAAGGACGTATTCAAAGCCGTACCGTCAGAGTGGCAGTCGGAGCTTTTGGAAGTGGTGTGCGTCAACCGCAAGCGTCGTATCAGCGTCCGTTCCGGCCACGGGGTGGGCAAGACAACGGCGTTATCGTGGGCCATGGTCCACACCCAGCTGTTCAACGTAGAGTGCAAGGTGATCTGTACGGCACCGGCAGCAGGTACGCTGTTCGACGGCCTCATGGCCGAGGTCAAAAAGTGGCTGGCCGTGCTGCCCGATTTTCTCAGGGATCTGTTCGACTACACCACCGAGCACGTCCGTCTCAAGTCAGCCCCCACGTCTAACTTCATATCCGCCCGTACCAGCTCCAGCGACAAGCCGGAGGCCCTGGCCGGTATTCACGCGCCTCGCGTGCTTTTGGTCGTGGATGAGGCGTCGGGCGTGCCAGAGGCCGTGTTTAAGGCCGCTGCGGGCTCCATGTCAACCACCAACGCGACGACCGTGCTCATCGGAAACCCAACGCGTAACTCCGGGTATTTCTTTGAGACGCATCATGTATTGGCTGACTTCTGGCACACCATCCACGTATCGTGCATCGGCAATGCCAACGTTGACCCCGATTTCATCGCGGGCATTAAGCGCCAATATGGTGAGGACAGTAACGAATACCGCATCCGCGTACTGGGTGAGTTTCCAACCGATGACGGCTCGGCCTACATATCCAGGGACGTGGTGGACGAGGCGATGGCGCGCATATTTGAGCCTGCCGAGGACACCCCAGAGGTGTGGGGCCTAGACGTGGCGCGTATGGGCGGTGACCGGGTAGCCCTGGCCCGCCGTAAAGGCGTAGTGGTGCCGGAGATTCTAGCCTGGAAGGGCAAGACCTTGATGGCCACGGTGGGCGCGGTTAAGGCCCTCTGGGACCAGACAGCGGTATCCGATAGGCCGGTAGAGATTCTGGTGGATGCCATTGGCATGGGCGCTGGCGTGTGCGACCGACTGGAGGAGTTGGGCTTGCCTGCCGTGGCAGTCAACGTAGCTGAGACAGTAGGGCCGTTGGGCCAAGGGTCACGGCTGCGTGATGAGTTGTGGTACCGGATGAAAGTGTTATTGTTGGACAAGGGCATAGCATTGCCGTATGACGAGGAGCTAGCCAGCGAACTATGCACGCCGTTAGCCGACTATTTGAGTAATGGCCGGTTAAAGGTGGAGTCTAAGCGGGAAATGCGCACACGCGGGTTTGCATCGCCAGATAAAGCAGATGCCGTTATGTTGACGCTGTACTCCAGCGCCAGCCCATACGATACTGTAACCACCAATAAAGGATCGTCAGGCTACCGAGTGCGTGGCGCGATTAGGCGAAACCTTAAAGTAACGGTGTAATGGGAGTCTTGATAGATGGCTAAGCCGACTAAAGAAATGGATGAAAGCCAGTTGCAGAGCGTAGTCAAAGCGCTGTTGCTGGACGCCATCGACTACCGTGACGAGATAGGGGCCATGCGAGAGGCCACCACCGACGCCTACGAAGGGGCGAAGTACGGCGATGAGCAAGAGGGGCGGAGCCAGTTCGTCACCCGTGAAGTGCGTGACGCGGTGGAAGCGGCTAAGCCGCAGCTAATGAAGCTGCTTTTTGGCTCCTACCAGATGATTGAGTTTACCCCCACTACGCCGGATGACGTGGACTTCGCCAGGGACGCTACCCGGTACGCCTACCACGTTATCAACAATGAGAACGATGGTTACCGGGAAATGCTCTCCGCGGTGGAGGATCTGTTGATCCGCAAAACCGGCGTGCTAAAGGCGTGGTGGCAAGAAGATGACACCCCTGTCAAGACGACTCACCGCAACCTGACGGCCCAGGATCTGGAGTTATTGGCGGCGGATGAGGAAGTAACGATCATCGAAGCGGAGCCTAATGGCGAGACGGGGGCTCCTGCCACACCCGACCCCAGCGCCTCTATGGCTGAGCAGCAGGAGCTGCAGCAGGCGGCGGCGCAGGGCGCGTTTGAGCCCGTAGAGCTGTACGACGCAGAGGTTACCCGAATCACCACCAAGGGCCGCATTGCTTTCGAGGCAGTGCCCCCAGAGGAGTTTGTGGTAAGCCGCAAGGCCAAGAGTACGGCCAAGTCTGCGCTAAGCGGCCACTATCGCACTGTGACGCTCTCTGACCTTGTAGCGATGGGATATGAGTGGGAGGACGTAGAGGATTTGGCGGGTTCGGCTGACGATGACGACGACATGGAGGAGGAAGCCCGGTCGGTCGGCAGCACGACCATGGACACGTCAGAAGACGCAGGCGACCCCAGCCAAGCAGAAGTCGATTACGCAGAGTTATGGGTAAACGTGGATTTTGACGGTGACGGCATCGCTGAGCGCCGTCGTATCTGTGTTGCGGGCTCCGGCTTTAAGATCCTACGCAATGAGCTGGCAGACTATACGTGCATTGTCGATCTGTGTGGCAGCCCAGTAGCGCATCAAGTCATTGGCCGGTCGTTAGGCGAGCTGGTGGAGGATCTGCAGCACCTTAAGACCATGACCATGCGGAACGTAATGGACTCGCTGGCGTCCGCCATTCACCCAGACATTGAGATAGTGTCAGGGCAAGTCGACGTGGATGACGTGCTGAACACCGAGGTAGGCCGCGTTATCCGGGTCAAGCAACCGGGCATGATGCGCTACTTACCGGCCCCCTTCTTGGGCAAAGAGGCGTTTCCGATCCTCCAGCACCTGGACACCATGGCAGAGTCGCGTACCGGCATGAATGAGGCCGCTGAGGGCCTTAACGCCGACGCCTTGCAGTCTACGTCCACTACGGCCATCCAGAACGCTACTAACTCGGCTGCCAGCCGTATCGAGTTTATCGCCCGTACCATGATCGAAGGCGGGTTAAAGGACTTCTTTAAGCTGATTCTGCGGCTAGCCGTGGAGAACATAGACCGTAAGGTATGGATTCGCGTTAACCGCCGGTTCGTACAGGTAGACCCTGCCAGCTGGAACGTGGACATGGGCGTGGAGCCCGCCATTGCGCTTGGCGCCGGTAACATGGAGTCCCGCATTGCGATGCTGCGCGAACTGGCAGCTAAACAGGAAATGGCGATCCAGACAGGCGGGCCGGATAACCCCGTCGCGGGACTGCCAGAGTACCGCAACACCCTGGCCGAGATTTCCAGAATGTCAGGGCTGGTGGACGTAGACCGGTACCTACGCGATCCGACCGACCCGCAGTATGCGCCCAAGCCGCCCGCGCCGACCCCAGAGCAGATTCTGGCCCAGGCCGAGCAGCAACGCATGACGCGGGAGCAGGACCGCAAAGACCAAGAATTCCTATTGGCCGCGTGGGAAGCCTTACAGGAGGACGACCGTCAGCGTGACAAGATCATGGCGGATGCTTACCTCAAGGCAGAGGAGCTTAAGCTCAAGCACGGCGAGGCCGATACTAACGCCATTATGGCGCAGGCAAAAGCGGAAATAGAGCGTAACCGCGAGCAGCACGGGTTCCTGCACAATATGATGCAGGACGCCTTGACCGCTCGCCAACAAGCGGCCCAGAGCCAACAGCAACAGCAGCAGGGTAGCCAGCAAGCCCAACCGGGCACTGGTCCGAGCACAGGAGCATAAACCATGGCAGCACCCCTTCAACCTACCAACCCAGAAGTGGCCGAACGTCTACGGACCCTCTCAAGCCAGTTAGTGGATAACCCTATCTGGAAAGAGGCGTTAGACGTAGTGGAAGATGAGTACACTACCCTCTGGAAACAGTCTAAACCTATCGCTGCGTTAGAGCGGGAACACGCCTACCAGATGATTACGGCGGTAGCCCTGCTACGTCAACAGCTGCAAGCCTTTGCCCAGTCGGGTAAGTTGGCAAAAAATATTGCAGATGGAAACGTGAAACGTAAGTAAAAGTATGCTAATTATATAAGTGTGGAGTAATAAACCATGGCTAAATCGCAACGGACAGCCCGCACGACGGTCAATGACGCAGAGTTCGGGTCCGGTGAAGGCGAAGCGGCGGCAGTAGACGCTTGGGAACAGCAGCTCGCTTTAGATGAAGGCGAGGAACTGCAAAAGCCAGCACCTACACGGGGTAAAACCCAGCAGGTCGAAGTCGATGAAGATGACGACCAGCAGCACGAAACGGATTGGAACGACGACAACTGGGCCAGTGACGAAGACGACCCAGGTGAAGACGACCAGGACGATGACGACGAGGAGCAAGACGAGGAAGATCCTGACGAGGAAGACACCGACGACGAGGATCTGGATGAGGATGACGATAGTCCAACCGACCCGCTAAACATTGACCCGCAAGCTAAAGTTAAGGTCAAGATTGACGGCGAGGAGACTGAGGTCACCTACCAGGAACTTAAGGACGGATACTCCCGCAGCCAGGATTACACGCGTAAGACGCAAGCGTTGGCGGAGGAGCGGAAGGCGTTAGAGGCCAAACAGCAGGAGAACGACAAGCAGAAACAGCAGTGGGATCAGTACCTGGATCAAATGGGTAATGCGATCAAAACACTACTGGGGCAACGTACTCCTGAACAGTGGGCCGAGTTAGAGCGTACCGACCGTTACACGTACTTAGAGGAACGACAGAAAGAGCATGCCCTGCAGGAACGACTTTCAGCCGTCGAGGCCGAGAAGCAGCGGACCCAGCAGGAGCAGCAGGAGAAGTACCAAGACGAGTTCAAAAAGGTGGTCCAACGGGAAACGGAAGCGCTGTATAAGGCGTTACCTGACTGGAAGGACAACCCCAAGGTGGCAAGCCGCGAGAGAAGTAAAATGCTACAGTACGCACAGACACTTGGGTATACTGAGCAGGAAGTCAACTCAATCGTGGACCACCGGGCAGTTTTGGCACTTCGGGATGCGGCACGGCTCCATGCACTGTCAGCCAATAAGGACAAGTCAGCGAAGGCGGGCAAGGTTAGATCACGTTCGGTAGGCCAGCTAAAAGCAGGCTCACCACAGCGTAAATCGGCCAAACTGAATAAAACGCGTAAAGCCTCGCAGAACCTTGCCAAGTCGAACACCGTAGACGCGGCTGCAGACTACTTCGGAACTTTACTGGATAGCGAGGACTAAGGCGATGGCCGTTTCCAACAGCTTCAAATCGTATGACGCACAGGCGAACCGAGAAGACCTCTCCAACGCCATTTACAACATTGACCCTTACGATACACCGTTCATTTCACTGGCGGGCCGTCGTAACGTGGCTAATGTGACTTACGACTGGCAGGTAGAATCGCTGAAAGCGGTTGACAGCGATAACGCCCAGCTAGAAGGTTTCGAGCTGACTCGTTCAGCTGCGCAGCCTACTTCACGCGTATCTAACGTGTGCCAGATTTCCAAGCGTGATGCCACTGTATCAGGCTCCCAGGACGCCGCAGATCCAGCCGGTAAGCGTAAGGAAATGGCGCACCAGATGGCCATGCGCTCCAAAGAGCTTAAGCGTGACATGGAGACTATTCTGTGCTCACCCCAAGGCCGTGAAAACGGCAGCTCTACGGTAGCCCGTCGCACCCGTGGCCTGGAGTCTTGGATTTCGACTAACGCGTTACGCGCTGCGACCGGCGCTTCTGCCGTCGATGAAACCGCTTCACCTACCGATGGTACTCAGCGACAGTTGTCTGAGGCGATGGTCAAAGAGGTGCTGCAGTCTTGCTACACTAATGGCGCTGAGCCTACGCGTATGCTAGTGGGCGCGTACAACAAGGGCATCACCAGTGAATTCACAGGCCGAGATAACACCCGACAGAACATCGCTAAAGAGCGCGTTCAAGCCACGGTGTCTATTTACGCAGGTGACTTCGCTACGCTGCAGATCATGGCCAGCCGGTGGATTCGCCCACGTACCGCGTTCCTGCTAGACCCGAACTACGTGCGTGTTGCCTACTACCGTCGTTTCCGCCAAGTGCCCTTGGCCAAGATCGGTGACGCTGACACCCGCATGATCCTGGCAGAGTACGGTTTGCAGGTGGATAACGAAGCTGCGCATGGCGTCATTGCCGACTTAACCACTTCCGTCGCTTAAGCGGAGGGGTAAACCCACTGTGAGGGAGGATAAGGGGGGCCACTTGGCCTCCCTTTTGCTATGAAAATTACATTACCCTACCAACGCAACCAGTATGTCCGTAACGTGATCCACGCGGACACTAGCGATCCTGATAAGTTCACCGTTCAGACGACGGAGGAGCTTGACCAGCTATTCGATTACTGTTCAGCCAAGCGTGACGCTGCCTCCGGGCGCGCACCAGAGGGCATGGTGCATGTGGCAGAGGTGCCATTGTCGATTGCTGAAACGGCTGAAATGGAAGGCTGGGACGAAAAAGACTGGCGCCGTTGGCTCAACAACCCGGACAACGCCATGTTCCGTACTTGGAAGGGCCGAGTATGATAGCTAATTACGCAGAACTTAAGTCAAAGATAGCCTCCTGGCTAATGCGGGACGACTTGACCGATGAGATACCCATTTTCATCCAGATGGCCGAGGAGTTCTGCAACAGTAACTTGCGCACGCGGGAAATGATTAAACGCGTCACGCTCACTGCAAATGCGCGATACGTGGACTTGCCGGATGACTGGCGCAAGGCTAAGAACGTGCAGCGGGTGGCTGACGACTTTGCGTTGGGCATCATGGCCTACGACGAGATAGACAAATATCGGTATTGGCTAGCACACAACCCGACAGCAGAAGTCGATAAAGGGCCGAGACACTTCGCGTTAGTAGGCGAGACGATGGAGCTAGCGCCAGCCCCCACGGCCAGTGACCCTCACGATCTTGAAATGATATATTACGCCAAGGTGCCGCACTTAGACGGGGATACCGACACTAACTGGCTGTTAGAAAATTACCCCAGTATCCTGATTTACGGCGCACTTATCCACAGTGCCCCGTTCCTGCAGGACGATGCGCGAGTGGCGACGTGGGGGGAAATGCTGCGTACAGCGGTTGAATCGGCTAATATGAGCGATACTGACTCCAGGTTCAGTGGCGCGCCACTACAGCGCCGCATACGCGGGTTTTAAGGGAGACACACGATGGCCGACGCGTTCACGCCCAATTTCAACCTGACGTTGCCGGAGATAGGCGGGTCTTTTGACACATGGGGCAATAAGGTAAACGCAAATTTCAGTGCATTAGACGAGGCGCTAGCGAGCGTAGACGAGGCGCTAGCGAGCGTAGACGTGCCCAACATGGGCGGCATCATAGCCATGTACGAAGGTCTCGCAGCCGATATACCAGCGGGGTGGGCGCTGTGTGACGGCACTAATGGCACGCCCGACTTGCGAGATAGATTTGCAGTGGGGGCGGGAGGCGCGTACGCGCCAGGAGACGTAGGGGGCGCTAGCACGGTAACTCTTACCGAAGCGCAGCTGCCTTCCCACGCCCATGGGACGTCTGTGACGTCAGCGGGCGCGCACAGCCATACGGGCACTACCGCTGGTGCCGGGAATCACGCTCATAGCGGAAGCACCAGTGGCGCTGGGAGCCACTCTCACGTACAGACCTACAGGAGGGGCAGTTCTTCTGGCTCAGGTTCTAACATACAAGCGGGCAATCAGATAGGGGATATCAATAGCGCAGGTCAAAGTACGAGTGGAGTGGGCGATCACGCACACTCGTTTTCTACTTCTGTTGCGGGCAGTCATGCACATACCTTTGCCACTAGCACGGGGGGATCGCACGTCCACGGGGTGACGGTAAATGCTACGGGCGGCAGTCAGGCCCACGAGAACAAGCCACCTTACTACGCACTAGCTTTCGTCAAATTCATTGGCATCGGAGCCTAAATATGCCATGGAGAAATTTCCCAGAGTGGCTAACGCACGCCCCAGACTGGGTACAGTGGGCGGTAGGCATACTAGCAGCTCTAGCTGCAGCAGGCATTGGCATGTTAGCTAAGATAGCAGAGGACGTTAAGAGCGGCGCCAGGGATAAGTTTTGGTCGAGTAAACTATTCTTAGAGGTGCCCGTAGTAGGTATGATCGCGCTCATAGGGTGGGGGGTAGCGGAATACTATGCGCTACCCACGGGCCAAGCAGTGGCGGTCACCACGTTTATGGGGTGGCTAGGGCCTGAATCCATGAAAGCCGCCCTAGCCAAGTGGCTGCCCATCCGAGGCAAATGACATGCTAATTCCATTTAATCTGCCCCCTGGCATACGAGACGCCGGTACAGAGCTTAAAGCCAAAGGCCGGTGGACTGACTGCAATTTTGTTCGGTGGATAGAGGGCATTATGCAGCCCATCGGCAAGTGGGTGCGTATATCAGAAGCCCCGTTGGCCGGTAGAGCTTCTGCCATCATTACCCTGCAGGACAATGTGTTCCGAGATTGGATGGCGGTGGGTACTCACAACAAGTGTTACGTGCTAGCAGGGTCAGATGTTAACGACGTGACCCCTGTAGACTTTGAACCAGGGTACGATGTTACTTACGCAGGCGGTGGTTTTGGTGCGGCTAACTATGGCATGGAGGAGTATGGCACCCCCAGGACTGCACCAACCGGCCTGACGCTAGAGGCTAATTCCTGGTCAATGGCTCGGTGGGGGGAGTTCCTACTGGCTACCTGTATATCCGATGGTCGAATATTTGTGTGGAAACCGGGTGATTTAGAGACGCCTGCAGATGACGTACTGGCGCCAATACCTAACGCCCCAGTGGACAACAGGGCACTAATTGTCACTAATGAGCGGCATCTAATGTTACTTGGCGCGGGGGGCAATTCCCGCAAGATACAGTGGAGCGCCAGGGAGGATTATAACGAGTGGACGCCTAGCGCACTCAATCTAGCCGGTGACCTGGAACTGGAGACGGGAGGTGTCCTGCAAACAGCGGTAACCGTTGGCGATGAACTGTTGGTACTGTCAGATGTAGACGTGTTCAGCGTCAGGTACGTCGGCCAGCCCTATGGGTACGGCCGTGAGCACGTCGGGGATGGTTGTGGGGCCATAAGTGCCCACGCGGCAGTGGCGGTAACAGACTTCGCGGTGTGGATGAGCGCCGACGGGTTCTATATGTTCCGTGGCCAAGTGGAGCCGGTTAAGTGCGACGTATGGGACTTTGTGTTCAGGGACCTTAACTACGGCCAGCGCGCCCTCATAGTAGCGGGCCACAATTCCGGGTTTTCCGAGGTATGGTGGTTCTTCCCCGCTAAAGGCGAGACGAAAAACACCCGCTACGTGGTGTGGAACTACCGCGATGGTATCTGGTATACCGGGTATATGGAACGCAATGCGTGGCAGGCCAAAGGCGTCAGTGACTGGCCGGTGGCAGTAGGCCAAGACGGCCACGTATATGAGCATGAGCACGATATGCACGATCTAGCAGTTCAGCCTCGCCCACGGCCTTATGTGAGGTCAGCCCCTTTTGAGCTGGGTAATGGGGAAAACATCATGGTGGTCACTAACCTGATACCGGACCGGGACAGCGACAATGTAAGCGCGTTACGATTTGAGTTTACCACGCGATATGCGCCACGCCTGCCTCCTACCGTTCATGGGCCGTTTTACCCCAACGACAGCGGGTTCGTGCCAGTACGGTTTTCAGGACGGCAGATGACACTTAAGGTGGAGTCCCACCAAGACACAGACTGGCGTTTAGGGGTGCTCAGGGCTGACACTAAGGCGGGGGGTAAGCGATGAGCCTATTACCGAAAGTACCTTCTGCGTTCAAAGGGCCGCAGGCTACCTACGTTATTGAGCTGATACGCCAGCTAGAACGTGAGCTAAAGCGCCGTCCAGCGGTGCAGCAAGACGGAGTGATGTACATAGGCCATGATGTACCGTATGTGTATGTGGACGAGAACGGTAACCAATATAAGCTGTTGACCACCGGCCAGTTAGTATCTGAGGGAGGAAACATCTTAACCGCAGCTCAGTTAGCGTCTAACGGCGGTAGCATAGTGGAAGCGGGTGACGAAAGTTGGCAGATACCTACCTTACAGAATGGGTGGATTAATTACGAAGCTGGCTACATAACAGCTAGGTACCGTAAACTGTCGTCAGGGCTAGTGGTGCTGAGTGGTCTTGTGAAATCGGGGGCAACAGGCGTTCCTATCTTCAATTTACCAAGCGGGTATCGGCCCACGGCCAATTTGATATTCCCTGCGGTAACCTCTCCTAACGCTATTGGCAGGGTAGACGTTGTGCCCAGCGGGGACGTTTTAGGCCGTAGTGTTGACCCCGGCTGGGTGTCCCTAGACGGTATTCGTTTTTACGCGGAGCAATAACCTATGGGTACCCCTACTTCGTTAAGCGAACTATTCGACTCAGTAGCCCACTTACTGCAGCCCGCCGTAGACTGCGGGTTCGGCGGTACTACGTTGGCCGACTACCGTAAATGGGTTTTGGCCGAGGACATGCAGTTATGGGTAGGTGACGGGTATGCAGGCATTACCGAGATTATCAATTATCCCCATAGCCGCGCCGTTAGGGTACTCTTGGCAGGAGGTAAACTGGAGGCGCTGGTAGAAGCCGACAGCGGGCTTGAAAAGTTTGCTAAACTGGTAGGAGCAGATGCAATAGAGATTATAGGACGCCGTGGGTGGACCAGAGCCCTTGCGCACCGCGGGTATCGAGAGGCCGCGGTCCATTTAGTGAGAGAGGTGTAATATGTCAACAGGTGGCAGCGGCGGCGGCAGCTCAACGCAAACGCAGAAGCTAGATCCTTGGCTCAAGCAGCAGATCGGCCAGAACCTAAGCACCATCCAGGGCCTGGAAGGGTACCAAGCGTATCCTACTGAACAGGCGATTGCCGGTTTCACGCCCGAGATGCAACAGCAGATGCAGCAGATGCAGCAAATGGGGCAGCAGGGGTATGGCCTGATGAACCAGGGTGCGGACACGCTGCAGAACGTAGCGGGCATCACCCCTCAGCAGGTGTCCGCGGGCCAAGCGGATCTTAGTCAATTTCAGAACCCCTACCAACAGCAGGTGGTAGACCAGACGATCAACGACCTTGACCGCGCTCGGCAGATGGCGGTGGGCCAGACAGAGGACCAAGCTATCGCTTCCGGCGCGTTCGGGGGCAGTCGGCAGGCCATCGTGGAAGGCGAGACTAACCGAGGCTTTGCCGACCGTACGGCGGCGGCCGTAGGACAGCTCAACCAGCAGGGGTATAACACTGCCCTACAGGCAGCGCAGAACCAGCAAGGCATGGACATGGCGGCTCAACAGGCTAATCAGAGCGCCGGTCTCGATGCTGGCCGATTGCAGATGTTGGCAGGTCAAGGGCTGCTGGGCGCAGGCCAAGGCATGGTGGGCCAAGGGCAGCAGGCGGCTCAGATGGGCCAGAGCCAAGAGCAGGCTATGCGGGACTTCGCTTTTCAGCAGTATCAGCAGGCGTTCCAAGACCCACGTATTCTGGCGCAAATGGAGTCCTCAGCCATTCAAGGCATCCCCATGATCGGTACGTCCAGCTCGTCGCAGTCAGGTGGCAGCGGGTTAGGCAATGCTATCGGAGGGGCATCAAGTGGCGCAGCTATGGGAGGCATGCTAGCGGGCATGTCTGGTGGCGCCGTTGGGGGTCCGATGGGCATGGCGGTAGGTGGCGGGCTGGGGTTACTAGGCGGCATGTTCGGGTAAGACAGTGGGCAGGGCAGAAGGTGTGCCCTGGCGAAGGTAAGACGCCGAAATGGTTCGGCACAGCTAATAGGTAGTGCACAGCATGGCCACAAGCAAAGTGATAGTAGAGCGGGCAGACGGATGGGTGCAGGTAGCCGCAGCCGGTGAGGACTTCTTACTGGAGAACATCGGGGGCAGTGACGCGCAGGTAACACTGCAGTCCTCGGCTCCTGCCACCAACGCGCCCTTCCACCGGATTAAGCACGGTAGCGCGTTCGTCAGGGTGGGCACGGGCGCCTGCTACGTAGCGGCCGATGATCAGGCTATCGTGGTGGTGTCAAAATGAACGTATTAGGGTTCCCGTCCACCACCTACCGGCCGTGGTGGCTGGGGGTCACGCGTAGGGGCGAAGGCCCAACTCCGCCGCCGCCGGTTGATCCGCTGCAGGTGTTGCTGGATGCTCGTTTTGGCGCAGGTCAGACAGGCATTATGGTTGTTATTCAGCCAACGGTTTTAGGCCAAACAGCTCTTTACAAAGATGCAGCGATGACCGACCCTGTTCTCTCGGCAGGCGACCCAGTGGGCGCGATTAGGGATTTCAGCCCTTGGGGCTATCATTTGCGGGCGCCCACAAGCTCGGCAAGGGGCGTTTATAGAACTGACGGTGAATTGCATTGGATTGAGTTCAACGGGGTGAACACCCAGTACGAAACCGTCCCAATTGTTGTCGGCGTTAATAGAGTGACAGTTTGCGCGGCAGCAAGAAAGCCGTCTAATTCAAGGAGTCCCCTGGTGTGTCTTGACGGAGACCTTACAGTTGCACCCAATTATGCAATCTATTTTCCCAGAACGTCATCTATAACAGGCGCGTCGTTCACTACACACTCGTCGGGAACTAACTATGCAATTGCGGATTCTCCGAATATAAGCGCGCCTGCCAGTGCGGTGCTAACAGGTCGTAATGTAGACACTGATACTGCGCGATTGCGGTACAACGGCGTATTAGCGGCGGATGGCACGGCATCTGGGAGTTTTGGCAATTTTGGAACTAGAAAGATCGTCGTGGGGCGAGATAGGGCTGACTTCTCCTCAGCAGACCTGTTCGGCATTTACATTGGCTATGAGCAAGTTGATGATTTGAGTAACCTCGAAAACTATTACGCTGGCCGGGCTGGAGTGATGCTATGACTACTGCCTACGTCCAGCGCGTCACTATATTTGGGCCACCTGCGATGCTGGGTGAACTGAATCAATTAGCGCTAGTTTTAGGCGAAAGGGCAGCTGATGATCAATCATTCAGTAATATTAATTATGTACACCCCGAAACTAATGAACAATACTGTGTTGTTAGCACCGTTGTTAAGTCCGTCTTTAGCGAGATGGCGGGTAAGGCGCTGGTTGCGCCTGATCACGCACCGCACGCTGATATTGCCGCCGCCACACGTGCCCAAGCACTGCTGAGCATTAACGATAAGTTACCCAGCCCTGACCATATCGCAGTGCGCCTCGGCCCTCGCACGGAAACAGCGCAGCAGCACATTGCTGAATACGGGCTTGTGCGCACCGAAAGCCCTCTAGGAGACACCACACATGGCGTTCATGGACCCCAATAAGCTAAAGCAAATATTCGGCCAGGGGACGCTATTCGGCGGCGACCCTGCTCCCGCCCCTTCTACTAACCAGGAGCGCCTTATCCAGGCGCTTGCTGGCATTGGCGCAGGCATGACAGGTACGCAAGGTAACTTTGCTCAGCAGCTGGGCGGGGGCGCTGCGGGCATGATGCAAGCCGACGGCCAATTTAAGCAGCAACAAGCGCAGCAACAGCAGCAGGCGCTCCAGAAACAGCAAATGGGCATCCAGCAGCAACAGGCTGACCGCCAGCAACAGCAATTTGAAGCTGAGCAAGCGCGCAATGAAGCGTGGCAAAAGCAGCTATTCGGTGACGTGGCCGTCCCTGACTTCATGGCGTCTGTTGACGGCAGGGCCGGAGGCGCTCAGGCATCCCCCGCCTCTCAACGCGGCCAAGTGTCTAGCCGCCCCACCCAGTACCGACTAGGCTCCATATCCGAGCAATACGAGTCTAGCGGGGGCGGGGTAGGTACCGTGTCTACCGGCCAGGACGACCCAGGCGGCGTATCTTACGGGCGTCACCAAATATCGTCCAACGCCGGTACCATGGACGCCTTCTTGCAGTCGCCAGAGGGCAAGGCGTTTAGCACCCGATTCGTAGGTATGGAGCCCGGTACGCCGGAGTTTACGCGTGCGTATGACCAGCTGGTAGCCGACCAAGGATCTGCCCTGGACGAAGCCCAGCGCGGTTTCCTTATGCGCACTCACTTCCAGCCCGTAGCCGAGCAAGCACAGCAACTGGGCATCCCGGTGGATAACCCCGCCGTGGCCGAGGCGCTATATAGCATGTCGGTGCAGCACAGTGGTGAGGGTAACGTACAGATCCTCAATGATGCTATTGCGCGATTGCCCCAAGGGGCTAACGAGGAGCAGTTAATCGACGCCCTCTATGATGCACGGGGTGCCTATGCCGACCAGTTCGTGAGCGAGGCAGCAGGCAGTGGCCGGTACGAGCGTGAACGCCGTAACGTTAAACGGTTACTGGGCGACGTTGGCCAGCAGGGCCGTGATGCCGTCGCGCAGCGCTCACAGCAGGCGGCGCCGCAGTCAGGTGGGCTAGTAGCGGATCTCAACTTAACGGAGCGTGAGCGCCAGATCCTGGCCATTATGGGACCAGAGCAGCAAATGGAGTTCATAACCCAGCGCGCAGGTATGGGCGGCGACAAGCAGCCCGATAAGCTGGTAATGGCGGAGCGTATAGCCGCTACCACAGGCCGGGACGTGGGCGACATTCTGGCGGAAATGGAGGGGATAGGCCAGTACACCGAGGCCGATGACGCCACCGCTGCCCACCAGACTAAGTTGCTCCAGATAGACGCGCTTATGGATGCCGACCCTACGCTGTCACGGGATGACGCGTATAACCAAGTGTTTGGCCGGACACGGGGCGTTACCGACCCGATTACGGGTGAGTTCGGGGTGTTTGACCAGATCACTGGTGAGCGAGTAGGCACCCCGACACAGGTGCCAGAGCGCCCCGCCACTACTACTCCAGAGGATGAGGTGGACGTGGAGCGTGCGTTTGGCGTAGGGGCCGTGTGGGATAACGCTGTCAATACAGCTTACGACGTACTGGGCGCTGAGCTGCCACGGCCAGAGGTAGAACAGGCTATCACCCGCGTCAAGTCTCTGGGCATCCAAGGTGACGTGTTACTGAGTGAACAGTTCTCTGGCCGGGTGTCTAACCAGTTACTGGATATGATAGGCGAACTTAAGGCGAGCCCAGCCAGTGTTTTCCAAGGTCCCAGCCGAGGCCGTGCGCGCTTTGAGGAAATGCGCCGGTTAGTGGAGCGGGACTTGGAGCGCAATAAGTATATGGCGCAAGATCCTCGCCAGGGTAAAACTACGCAACGTGACGCTCGTCTAGCCGAGGAGAAGCTGACACAGTACAAGGCCGAATTAGACTCTGTGCTCGGCGCGTGGGGCTCCTCTACTGCCGCAGGTGCCGACCTAACCCCGGAAGATGAAGAACTAATCAACAGGTGGGCAGAGTAATGGCCAATCGTGAAAAGCTAATGCAAGCCTTGCGCAATGCTTCTAGTGCAGCTGACGCAGGGGATGAGGCAGCAGCCGCTGACGCACGACGGCTTGCTACCTTGATTAAGAACTTACCTGCCGAACAGCCGGAGGAGAGAGGCGCCTTTGACCGGTTTGCCCGTGGCTTTGGTAGCACGTTGGCCGATACGGTGGGTATCGTTCCCGGCGCCGCCATGGAGCTTGGGAACTTAACGGGTATTACCGACTTTGAAGACACCAGCGGTGCCAATATGCTGCGCCGTCAGGGCGAAAAGTTAGGTGTTACCAACGCCCCTGGTGTGCAACCGGAGGGCATAGCGGGCGTAGCAGGCTCCGGTGCTGCCCTGGCGGGTACGGTAGCGGCGCCGCTAATGGCTGCAGCGGGCCGAGCTGTGCCCATGGCGACCCAGGCCACCCGTAGCGGTTCTGGCGCGATACGCGGCCTCCCTAGCGCCAGTCAGCTAGCCAGCCGCAACGCTAACGCCGTACCGTCCGGCACTTTGTCAGATAACTTGCGCCAGATTGGCCAAGTAATAGGCACCCCAGCCGCGGGTCGTCCCGTGGCTACCGGCGCTACCGAGCTGGCCGCAGGTACCGGCGCCGCTGGTGCAGGCGAAGTGGCCCGCGAAGCAAATGGCGAAAACTCATGGACCGTTCCCGTGGCCGAGGTACTGGCCGGGGGCGCTTTGGCTGTCACGCCGGATCTGGTGGCCAGTGGCGTGAAAACCGGCTACAACGTAATGTCTGACGGCGTGGCGGGCCAAGCTATCAACACCCTCCGCCGTGCCATCGGTATGGGAGGTAACCGAGGCGGCAACACCAGGGCGTCTCAATCGCTGGCAGAAGCCGCTAGCAATCCCGCTGAGGCACGATTGCGCCTACTAGGCCGAGAGGGCGACGACGTAGCTGAGGATTTGCTGTCAGCAGCCCAACAAACGGGTGACGAGGGAATCATGGCCATTGGCGCTAAAGTACGTGCCGACGACCCCCGCGCCTTTGAGGAGTGGCGCACCGTCACTAATCGGTCGTTTAACGCTATCAGGGAGCAACTGCGCGCTGCCACCAATACGACCGACGCCGACCCCGCGGTGGCAGTCTCCGCCTTAAATAAGGCCAAGGATGACGCTATCCAGAACATGGACGATGCGGCTACGTTAGCGGCCACTAATGCGTCCATGCGCATCCAGCAGCTCGGCCCGGACGTTCCTCCAGAGCAGGCGTCTAGCATCGTGCGTCGGGAACTGGAGGCTGCCAAGAATCAGAGCCGTGGCGTTCAGACAGCCCTTTGGGAGTCTAAAGACTTGCCCAAGGACGCTGCCGTGGTGCCTACCGGGTTCCAGCAGTGGTATGACGAAAGTCTAGCGGATATGAACGACGCGGACATTGCCAACGTGCTACCGGCCAGCGCCCGTCGTTTCTTTAGCAAAGCCGTGCCAGAGGAGCCGGAGACGCCCCAGATTCTGGATGCCCGTGGCCGTCCTATGCGGGAAGTGCCAGAGGAGCCGGAGATACTGCCCTCTACGTTTGGTGAGCTGCAGACTATCCGATCTGAAATGCTGCGCAGTGCCCGTGCCTACCGTGGCGGCGCTACGCCGGACCTTAATCGAGCCCGGTTGCTGGAGGACGCAGCGGATTCTATCGCAGCTGACTTCCAAGACAACATGACGGGCCTCAGTGACGAAGGCCGGGCAGCCTATGACCGTGCGCGTGACTACACGGCCCGATACAACAAACGGTTCCGCCAAGGTACCGTGGGCGAACTGTTACGCCGTAACGCTAACGGCGCTCCTGCAGTGCCCGATGAGGCCACTCTAACCCAGTTGCTGAGCGGTAAGCCTATTGTGCGCGGTATCAGGGAGCGCGACCTCACTACGGCAGTGGGCAACAACCCCGTCGTATGGGAGGCCATGGACGACTTCATGCGCCATGACTTCGCGCAAAAGGCCGTCCAGGGAGGCCAGCTTAACCGGGCAGCCGCTGAAACCTTTATGCGCCAGAATGAGGCGGTATTCCGTAACCGGCCTAACCTACGTGCCGTGTTCGATGACATTATCCAGGGGGAGCGTAGCGCCGCCGATTTGCAGCTGCAGAGTAGCGACTTGGCCAAGCGCCTCAACGACCCCAAGATTAGTCGGGCCGAGGTATTCATGGCCAAAGCAGGCCAGGGCTCCGTAGATGAAGGGGTAACCAAGGTATTTTCCTCTACCGACTCCGACGTGGTGACGCGCCAGATCATCCAGGGACTGCAGGAGGACGGTACAGGGGAGGCGTTGCGCGGGTTTAAGGCCGCAGTTAATGACGGATTGCTAGCACGGGCTACTCGCCGGTCAGATCAGCTCATGGGCAACAGCGGTAGTGGGGAGTACCTATCCGGCAGCTACCTGCGACAAGTGCTGGGGCTGGGCCAGGACCAGGGCACCGCCGAGACTCGTCGCGTTGGCCGGGTACTAAACGAGCTGTACAGCACTGAGGAGCTAGCGCAACTACGCCGCTTGGCCAACACAGCGTTCCAGTTGGAACGTGACATTGCGGTTAGTCCAGCGGATGCGGTTTCCGGTGACTTCACTGGCCGAGTGACAGAGTTCCTATCCCGGTTCGCGGGTGCGCGTGCAGCTACGGCACTCCCTGGTGGGGGCGGTGGCGGCGCTAGTATCCAGATAGCGGGCGCTGGCGCTGGACTGTTCAAGGGCATGGTGCAGCGAGGCATGAATGATCCGGCTCGCCGTATGATTATTGATGCGCTGGGCAATAAGGACCGCATGGACGTGTTGCTACGGGGAGTGAAGGGAGAAGATCTTACCCCTAACCACCGTCGTACCCTGGCCAATTGGATCGAAGGCATGGGACCGATCTTAGATAGCGAGGAGCAATCTCAGAATCAACCGGTAACCCAGCAACCTATGGCACCGGTAGGAAACGGGCCTGCTCCTGCGGCCAACCCGCTTCCCCAAGCGCCGCAAATGCCTAACCCTGCACCTACCCCTGCCCCGGCAGCCTCAGCGCCCGCAGGCGCAGGATTTGAGGACATGTACAACAGGGTTAGGGGCCGTTAAACGAAAAAACCCCGGTAGCCGAAGCCACCGGGGAACCTATCAACGGCCCTACCCGTTAAAGAGAATATAACCCGCTTAACCTTTAGGCGCAACCGCCGTGAACGGTACCACATTGCTTGGTGCGTTTGTGGCGCCCTCTTTGACCATGATTCCCCGCCAGCCTCTGACTTTTGAATTGCGGAACTTCCTGGCACCCATTGCCGCCAGCGCCGTGCCCACCAGTTTAGCAAAGGTTTCTATCTTGTAATGTGGGCCGAAGTTTTCGGTACGCCACATATTATAGGAGTCGTACAGTTCCCGTGATGACACTACCGGCACCTCGTCTATGAGCTGCCTGTCTACCGGAGCTAAGCACGCCTCCGCCCACTGGCCTAGATGGTCCTGCTCAGCGAAGTATTCTTGCGTCGCGTCCATGATACTGGCCGGGGGGCTAAGGCCCAGCGTGTACCACTTGCGCGCCCCTTCCATGCACCACGTTAGGATCGACGGCAGTTCAACCTCCAGCTTGTCCATTAGGTCACGGTCAGGTGATACCGGCCTGTTGTTCCACGGCACCAGATACATGCGGCGCGTGATGGCCGGGGTGACCGTTTCCAGTTCCGGCGAGTAGTTGCCCACCACGATGAGCGTGGCCTGGGACCGGAACTCAAACGGCTTACCGTAAGGCAAACGGGCCGAGATAATATCGTCGCCGGTTAGCTGCTTGATGCGCTGTTCGTCCCACGTAGCGCCTAACTTCGTCTCGTTAGTGGCTACCAATCGTGCGCCCGCCAGCATGGCCAGGGTGTACTCTGGGGCCTTTTGGATTCCCCCTTTGGTGGCCTGGAACAGCTCGGATGGCGCCGATTTGAAGTAGTCTCCCATGATGTGCTGCAGAACATTAATGAATACTGATTTGCCATTACCCCCAGCCCCAAGGAAAAACGGAAACCGTTGGTCGCGGGTGTGCCCAGTCAATGCGTTCCCGGCCAGGATCTGTAAGTGCTCTATCGCGTCACGGTCACCCTGCATCGACTCCTCTAAGAACTGTAGCCACCGCGGGCAGTGGACAATGCCAGCCGGTGCCACTGACGTAGCTTTGAGGCAGCGCTGGGCCACTTCACTGGGCAACCACTCACCGTTAGCGAGATTGTAGGCGCCCACTGGCGTATTCAGCACGTCCGGGTCAGCGTCCAGGTCCGGCAGATTGCCGCGCACGCCATTAGACGACACGACCAAGGCGCGCACGTTGTCCAGGGTACGACGCCCCCCTAGCTTCATGGCCAACTCTGCCTGCTTACTGGGCGTCTCTACTGAGGCCATCATCTTAGCGGTTTCGCGCTTAAGGAACTTAATCACCTCGGCCTGGATGGGCTGCCCTGCCTCAATCACCCAGCGTTTGCCGTCCCACCGGTACTCATTGGTCGATTCCGGCACATACAGCAAGTGGCCGGTAAAGGCTTTGGTGAACCGTTCGGCCAAGTCTATGTCGCTCCAGCGACCGGAGCTGCCTTCCTCATCGGACTTTGCCGCCGACTCCTGCGGGGCCGAGCCCGGTTCTGGCTGAGCTTCCGCTGCACCAAACTCAAATATGCTTACGTCGGCGCCCCACGCCTTACCTTTACTCAGTAGCCATGGGTATCCGGCACGGTAAGGCGGCGCCATTTTTTCCCAGTCAGTGCTAACTTGCTCAGGGCTGTTGTGGCCCTGCGTCCAGCGGCTGCACCACTCTTGGAATATGTCAAGGCCCGCACCTGGGTCGTCCTGGCTGGCGCCTTTGATGGCGTAGCCTACCGCCACGTATTCATGCCGATCCGGGGTTTCATTAGGGATCGTTGATACTAGCTCCGCCAGTACCTCCATGTTCGGCGCCTTAAGCTCCTCCTGGGAAACGTCGCCCGCAGTGGCCCTAGCCTCTGCGTCAGTCGAAGCCGTGTACCCAAGGCCCACCATCACCTCCTCAATAGCCTTGAACGCCTCCACGACACGCTCCATTGTCAGCACGGGCAGTGCTTGCGGGCCGAGTAGGCTAAGCGCGTGGAGCGGGTCATGGATCTGGTATGGCTGGCGCGTTACCGGGTGTATGCCGTCCATGACGTACTGCCTGCCTTGGCCAAGGAACTGGACCAGCTGGTGCTCCTCGGTACCCAGTAGCGGATTGGTACGGGTGAAACGTATGTCGAACGAGCGCAACGGCTCATCCGAGCGGAAAATAAGCAGTGCTTTCGGCGCTTGGCCTACACGTATCAGGCATGGGCCGAATAGCTGCAGTAAGCGCTCCTCCACGGCCTTGGCGGCGACATGATCCACGATATCCACGTCGATAGCCGGATACTCCCACGCGCCAAAACCAATGTTACTGCCTTGGGATACCCACAGGGCCACGTCGTCGCGTGAGGGCTGATACTTCATCCACGGATAGCCGACGTACTGGCCCTGGTAATTCATCTTGCCGGGAGCCTTGCCTGCGTCTTTTTGGTCCAGTGTGCTATTGGGTGATACCGAGCCGCCTGGAGGTATGACTGATACTTGCGCGGTGAAGCCCGCGTCGTAATAAGGTAGGGCGTTTCTCATCGTGAAACCTCACTTACGGTAATGGTGACCTTGCCAGCCCTCTGCCGCCAATGGGAGCCCTGCGTGCCACGGTTCCTCTAGGGTCATGGTGTCTAACATATCTGGTAGCTGCTTAACGCCTATTGGATTATCTGACAGTATTTCATCGTGAACGGTAAGTATGAGTGACCAGTTCCTTTCGTCAAGGCGCAACATGGCATCTAGCATAACGTCTCTGGCGATGGCTTGGCACAGGTTTTCCATAATGCGCCCACCGTACAGATTTTGCCACTCCATACGGTTTTTCTGGCCGTTCCAGCCCCAGAACATTAGCTTAAGGGTAGGCGTTCCCCATGGCGTCTCTGCGTCCAGTAGCCGAGGAGATAGGTAGCTCAGCAACCGGCCAGAGGGTAAACGCATACGCAGGTAATAGCCATCCATGAAAAAGTGAACCTTTCCCTCCAGGCACGCTACCCAAACGCCAGGATCTTGCACGGCCTGGATGGCTGCACGTTCCAGCGCCTTCCACGCCGCGGGCACTTCCGGGTTATCACTGCGGTACGCCTCCACCGAGCGCTTAGCCAACTCTCGCTCAATGAACAGATCACCCTCCCGGCAGCTCTCCCAGAATCGTTTGTCGCCCATGCCGAAGCCGCAACCAAGGATGATTTTCTTGCCCAGCATCCGCTCAAACGATTCCTTATCTATGGTCCGCCAGTCGGCAATGCCAAACACCGCAGCGGCCATGATGCGGTAGGGGTCTTCCTTGTTACGGTAAGCAGTTAACATCTTCTGGGCGCCCGACACCCATGCCACGATGCGCGCCTCAATGGCGTTATAGTCCGCTACGGTTAGCTCGTTTCCAGGGGCCGCGATGATGCACGACCGTAGGATGGCGCTGATTACTTCCAAGGGCGTGTCAAACAGTATATCCAGCCACTCGATACGGTTATCGTGCACAAACGGCACGGCTTGGATGGCCCACTTGGGGGGCCGGGGTATGTTGTGTGGCTGAAACCGACGCCCAGCCCAGCGGTTAGTCCGGCCAGCCCCGGCGTACTGTAGCCCACCCCTCAGCCGCCCATCGGCCTGGGTACCGCGCACCAATGCGTTTAGTTTAGCCACCGATGTTTTAGCAGCCGCTAATCTAAGTTTGATAACGTCACGTACTACCCCGTCCATGGGCATTTCCGCCAATAGGATGGTCAGCACGTCTTTCTTAATACTGTCTAACTCCAGGCCCAGCTTGCGATTAATCCAGTCTCGTATCTCATTAGGCTTAGTAACTGACTTCAACTCGCCGTTTGTCAGCTCAGTCAGCTTTTTGTTGGCTACCTTGGTGGCGGGTTTCACCATCTTACGGGCCGACTCCACCAGCTCCATGTCTACCTGAAACCCACGATCATTCATGCGCTGGTCTAATTGCCAGCCGCGCAGCTCACGTTCCGGCATAGGATCTAGCACGTCAGCGGCAGCCCGCTCTACGTCGGTATCGGTAACACAGTAGGCGCCTAGCTTGCTTAATCGCTCCTCGTCCACCCACCACTGGGCCACGCAGCGAACGTCGTCCTCAAAGAAAATTTCATATTCAGGCAGCGCCGCGCCCCCCGCCAAGGCAGCGTAGGTAAGCGCGTCTTCATAGGTGCCGTCTCCTGGCCTATGCACTTTACGCGGTTTGCTCACCTGGAGCATTACCCGGTGGCCAGCGGCATCCTTACAGACACCTAGGCCGAGCGTCGGGCCAGCGTTCTCCAGCTTGCCGGGATAGCCCATTAGTAGAGCGCGCACCATCGTACAGCGCCATTGCTCCAGCTTTACCTCTGGGGCACCGTGTCGCCTAACCATAATGGGCCAGATAACCCGCTCAAAGGCAGCGTTCCAGGCTTGTACCACGTCTCCGGCTAATATGGCTTCGCCCAGTCGCTGAGGAAACGGCTGACCAGCCCACCATAACTGGGTAGAACCGACGCCAACGCTCCACGACATGCACAGTACGCGGGTGGAGGGGTGCTCAGCGTAACGGTGGCCACCCGCTTGCGGTAGGTCAATCACGCTGCGGGTTTCAAAGTCGATGCTTACGGTCATGGTAGGGTCCTTATCATTATCATCGGGTTGACGACACCAATGTGAGCGCTAGATCACCCGCTGTGAAACGGTTATTGGGTGTCGTCAACCCGATGCCCCCTGTCGCCAAGGGGCAAGGGCCTTACAGTAAACCGCCTCCGCCTACCTGGGGCGGCTGCGGTACCGGTGGTGCTGAGGGGGCTGGCGCTGCCGGTGCTGCCGGTGCTGCCACTCCAGGGGGAGGCGTCGGCGGGCCACCAGCAGCTGCGGGAGGCGTAGGCGCTGCGCCACCACCACCAGGACCGTATGCGGCTTCTGGGGCACCCTCGGCGTCGAAGTGCTCCTGGCCGTCGAACTGGCCTTCGCCTAAACGTTCGCCTTCGTGCCACAGTTGAACGCCGTTAACGTAGGCCGCGATACCCCGACCGTCAGAGCGCTTGTACGCCTTGAACGTTATGTTAACCCGTGCAAACTGGCCCCAGTAGTATTCGCTGGCGTCTTCGATCTTACGCGGCTTGAGCCCGGCGTCACCCTGGGCCGCGTAACGGCTTACTACGTCAGGCTTAGACTGGCTGGAGCAGTTGATGTACACCTTGTTGCCGGAGAAACGTGGCTGGCCAGTTTTAGGGTTGATATCGGAACCATTGCGGAAAGGCCAGCGTACCGAATTTTGCTGGACCATGGCCCAGAAATGCTCGCCAAACTCCTCCAATCCCACCGCGTAGGCGTCGTTAATGCACTCCTGCAGTGATGCCGCTTGCTCCGGGCTGTCCTGGTCAAAAATGGGAGTGATCTGCCATTTCTGCTTTTGGACCGTTTGGCCGGTGGCGTTGTCTTTCACGTTATCCACTTTAGGCTGGAATAGGTAGCCGAACGTGGTTTGCACTGGTTTAGTTGTCACTCGTCCCATGGGGGCGTTCCTCTCTGGATACGTTGGTTACTTAGGGTACTTACGCCTGCTAGTTACAGCAGGTGGCTACCGGCTACGTCCGGCTTAGGTTCGTCGGGCACCGTAGGTGCTTGTTCCGCTTCCCCAAAGCCACTGTGGGGCACCCAGTCAGGGGTGTCGCTGTCTTCGTCAACTACCACGGGTCCGCCTTCGGTCTTAGTGACCAGAGTGGATAGCGTGGTCGTCTTGAACTTTTTCTCGCCAAACTCTTTTTCCAGCTTGGCCGGGGACTTTAGCACAGCCGGTTCGTGCAGTGCGCTAAACTCTACGCCTAATTCCTGGGCAGTACGGGCCGCGGCGATGCGTAAGTCGTCCTCGTTACCGCCGTAAGCACGGCTGCCTCGGCCAATGCCTAAGCGTACACCGGGAACCTTATACTCATGTTTAAGGCGTACCGCTATTTCGGCTTCAACCTCCTTGATCCACTCCTTGATGGCGGGCAGTAGTTTACGCACGTTGCCCAGATCGTTGAGCGACAGCCCTTTGGCCGGGTGGCCTAGCACGGTCACCAAGTTAGCTGACTCTGCGGGCACCACGGCCTTTGACTCAGGTGCTGTGTCGTTTTCTGCCAGCGGGTTAGCTTCGCCTTCAAAGTCAGCGGTAGCCTTGGCCCCCAGCGCTTCGGCACGCGCCTCACAGTCCAGTTTCGCCTTACAGAAGTGGCAGTGATCGCCCGGTACCCGTACCTGGGGGCCGGTCACCGCGTTAACGATGGCAAACTCCAGTTTCATTAGGTCCGCGGGGGCCAGCTTCACCTTACGCACGGCACCTTTCTTGTGGTACGCCCGTGGCTGCACGACGATAAGCTCAATGGTCTTAACTTCGCGCTTTTCACCTAGCAGCCGCTCCAGCTCTACCAGGGCGCCTAGGGCGTACATACCCAGCTGTGGGTTGATGCCCCAGTCAGGCGCCTTTACTTCGTTCCACTTGCCGGTAACTTCATCACGTTCATAGACGGTGCCGCCTTGGCCCTTCACCTCAACGACGTGACCCTTGCCATACTTAAAGTCACCGACCTTAAGCGTCTTGGACCGGGGCAAGTAAATGATAGTGTCAGCGGTACCGCCAATGGGTACGTTCAGTCCCAGTGCGTGGTCGATACGCACCCGCTCCTCAAAGAACGCACGGGTGCCTTTTTTCTCCAGGTCAGGTTTGAAGGTGTCAATATGTATCTGCACGCTTTCGATCATTTCACCCGTAATGGGCCAGGGCTTAACGGCACCCGTTTCCTTGCCAGCGGGTACCACCTTGGCGCCGTCAGTGCCGATAGGATCGGTTGTCTGTTCTACCCAATCCTGGGCGTCCAGGCCAGCATTGAGGCACTGTTCCAGCAACCAGTGGGCCGCGGTACCTTCGTCAGCGGCATCACTGGTGCTGTCTGGATAGCCTTCCTCAGCAGCGGGGCTGTCTGTGCACAAAAGCCACCTATGGGCCCCAGAGGGGCCGCGTGGGTAGTGGGCGGGCTCAGTCATAGTTCGTTACTCCAGTTGACTGGTGAATTGTAATTCTTACGCTTCGCCTAGGCCGGTTTTGATGTGCTGTAGCAGCTCACCCTGCTTGTCGGCGGGCGTGGTGCCTACCGTTGCCGCGCCTACTTGGCCCAAGGCCCACTGCAGGTACGCTTCGCCGCCTTCACGGCCTAACAGCTCACGCGCCTTGTTGATGATGCTCTCGCCAGCTGGCTGTTCCGCGGCTGCCGGTGGAGGAGTCGGTGCAGCTTGACTGTTGGGCGTAGGCGTTGTCGTGGCAGAGGCGGTAGCATCCGGTGTCGGGGCAGAAGCCGCCGCGGAGGGTGTTGCAGGGGCACTTTGAGTGGCAGCGGGGGCCGTTTTTGCCGGGGTTGACTGAGCCTCTGCTTTCGCTGGCTCCGGCGTTGCTTGGGGCTTTGGGGTGTCAGCAGCCGGTGTACCTGCGCCGCCCGTTAGCGTTTCAAGTTCGTGACGCGCTGCCTGGGCTGAGTCAGCTTCGATAATCGCTTCACAGGCTAGGCCGAACAGCGTTACTTGTGTGTGGATACGGGTAGTCATGGTTTATTGCTCCAATAGAATCTTAACGTTTAGGGTCTTTCTTAGGTTTACGATTGCTACTACTTCGTCAATGCTACCGGCGATGGCTACTGCTTCTGCAAACACTTGGTGCGTGCTGCCCCGCCGTCTTGCTCGCGCTATACACTGCGCGTTGTCTTCCGGTGACCAGCTTGACTCCATTAGCCAAACATTGGTGGTCGCCGGTAAGTTGATGGCCTCCTTAGTGGCTTGTATCTGGCCAATAAAAACGCCGCAATTCTCGTCAGTGTTGTACCGGTCTATCTCCTCGTTACGCTTGCTGTCTGGTACGCCGCCATGTATGACTGCCGGTTGGTATTTGGCCAGAGCCAGCTGTAACTGTTCTATCACTTCCCGGTGCAGGCAGAATATCGTTAGCTTAGTGCCCGGTACCCATTCTGCCTCTACTCGCTCCGCCACCGGCTTTACTTTGAGGAGCCCTGTCAGCCTGCGTAGCGTGGCCAAGTAGAGGTATTCGTCGTCTATCCCCTCCAGCCCTTGGCTTCGTGCGCTGGCACTCTCCAGTACCGCCCGCAGATCCTCAAACTCCTCATGGGCTTCCAGCGCTTTCAGCTCCTCGCTTTCCACCTCTACCAAGTACGGGTCTTCCCTTACGACGGCGGGTGGTAGCCCCTTGATGAATGTTCGCCGTAACATAATTTGCTGCAGTATCTGCCGGAGCCCTTCGGCGTCTTTGTACCCTATAACCTTTGGTACTCCGTATTCTGAATACTGTGTAAGACAATATCGGTTAAGAAACCCCTCTATGTCAAGTACGATATTCGATAAATTGTCAGAAATTAGCTCCGGCCAATTTGCAGCTAGGTGCGTCCACAGTTCGTGCGGGCCGTTTGGCATGATGCTGGCTGTCAATAGCCACCGATATAACGCCTTGCCAGCCAAACACTTCTGGCCGTCGATCCTACTGCCGTAAATAGCCTTTGTGCGGTTAGCGTCAGGCGTCTTAAGGCGGTGGGCCTCATCTAGCCCTAAAACGTCCCACACGCCCGCGTTAAGGCTCCTGCGTAACTTGGCGGATCTGGCAACAGCATCATAGCTGGTGATTACTAGCTGGGGCTTGGTCGGATGAGGCTTGCCATGGTCCTGGGGGCCTGTGATGCGTACCACGGGCAGATCCAGGCCCCACTTAACCGCTTCCCGCTCCCAGTTGATCCTGGCTACCGCTGGGCACCCTACCACGATGCGCTGGGCGCCCAACTCCTTTGCTGCGGTCAGGAACTGGGCTGTCTTGCCGTACCCCTGGCGGTCGCCCAGTATGGCGCGGGTATTCCCTCTCAGGAACGCCACGCCTTCCCACTGTTCCGGCTCAAGCGTCGGCATTAACTATCCTTTTTATCTAGGTGGGCAGATTGCAGCTTCGCCAGCTCCTGCCACGTTGGTGCGTAAGGTATTAGATCCACGTATGCGGCGTTAGACCGGCCAAGCTTCCCGCACTCCAGGCACTTCACAGTGGCCGAGCGCGGGGGTTCGTTATGTATCCTGCGGGTGATGGCTACCCACGCCCTAGCCTTAACGGGCCGGTAGCCTTCGCCGCAGTGGCACCCGAACGACTTGGCCATGGCTACTGCCCGTATGATGCGCGGTAAGGACAGGTGTCGTCGTGCCTACTGGCGTCGTAATAGCCCACGCCTCCGCAGTTGCACGCTCCCACTGGATGCTTTGGGGCCGGGGGCACTGCAGAAGGCGCTGGTGGGTAAGCGGCCTGGGGGCTGTCGCTGGACTTGGGCACACAGTTCGCGCATGTGCAGTTGCCAGAGTGCTGATTGGCGGGCGCTGGCGGTTGCGGCTGAGCGTATGGCTGCGGCGCACCAGGGCCGTGTACCTTTGGCGGGTAAGCGGCCTGGGGGCCGTCGCTGGACTTGGGCACAAAATGCGTCAGCGTCCAGGCTGCTATGGCGCGGCGGTCTTTTTCGGTTAAACCGGAGGCTATGCCTCGTAACCGTTCCGCTGTGAACAGAACACGCTCCCAGTGGATGGCTTCGGATTCAGTCGCAAACTCGTCTTTGCTGCCGTCTGCCACCCATACAGTTTTCTTAGTAGCCATTATAATTCTCCTAGTATCCGGGTAGTTACGTGGGCCGCTATTTTCTTTGCTAGCTGCCGCTTTATGAACTCTGTAAACTCTACCTCCTCAACTCTGGGCGATGAGGAAAGCTCTTTGTGGCGGGCGTGGAACTGTATGCCATCCACTTTAGCGCTAAGGGTAAATTCCCGGTGCCATTCGCTCCGCGGTCCACCTGTTTCCGGCAGCACAGGGCATCGGTACCCGGACCTATGCACCCACTCTGCCCTAAACGTGGTAGCCATGATCTTCGTCCTCGGCGCATATGATGGGTTCTGGTCCCTTGGCAGTGGGGGGTCGATTAGCCGGAGGCTTGCGGTCGTACTCGCTAAGTATCCAGTCTATCGCCCTGGCAAAGTGCTTTGTGCCAACGGCTTCCGGTGGGATGAACCGACGTAAGTTCTCTGCCAAGTGGCAGTTAGCTTCGTGTAACTTAGCGGCTTGCTCGTCTTCGTGGTAGCTGCCGTCTTCGGCTTGCCAAACGGATTTATAACGGGCCATTGGGTTAATCCTCTATCGGGGGTGTCTGCTTGAATTCCGACGATATGATACCCCCCTCGTCTTCGGGGAAAATGCCGTCCACCACTAACAGTGGATCAACTTCGCGCAACAGCCCCTTGAGTACCTGGGCTGCGCCTTCGTCGGTCTTAACTATCGAACGGGTCCAGTCCACCGCCCCGGCCAATCTCGCAATGACCTTAGCTAGTTCGTCAGCGTCAATATGATATCCACGATGCAAAAACTTGCGTACCCGAAGGATACTGCCTCCAGCATCCTCATTGCGGTCTGGAAACGTATACCGCAAGCGCCGGGAAGCTAGATCCGGGTAAAACTCCGGCACCACGTAACTATGCCATGCGTCATCCGCCCACCACACAACGGCTTGGCACACCGTAAAGTCAAAGCTAGCAGCGCACTCCTCCGGGGTGCTAAACAGCCAGCGGTGGATAAGCTGCACGGATATGCGATTAGGGGTGATGACTGTCACCGCGTTGTCTGTTTTCAGTTGCCGAGTCTTCTCGCCCTCACGCAGTCTTACGGATTCCAGGTCGTTACCGGCTGTGTACAGCGTCGCTGTGTCTACCGCTAGCAAGTCGATATCTTTAGGCTCATTGCCTGCTACTTGCTCCCTTATAAACCCCCCTGCTAAGTACAGCCCGTGCGTTTTAATGAGGTTACGAACATCTTTCGGTAACCGAGTTACAACGCGTATCAAATCTTGCTTTAGTAGTTCCATGGGTACGGCCTCACTCTCTCGTTATAGTGTCACGGTCACGGCTAGGGCCTACCGTGGGTTTCTGGTCGCCTTCCGTATGCCAAGGCATGATGGATAGGCACTCGTCACAGTGTTTCTCGTTGATGCTGCTATACTCGCGCAGCCGGGTACTGCCGCAGTTCCAGCACGCCTTGGTGGTGACCTTGGTCATAACTCCCCCTTTACGCGTTGCAGGTGAATGTAGTAGCCCAGTAACGCGGCTTCCGCCCTGCCGTCGTCTTTTACCCTGGCGAACTCAGCGCTATGGCTGGGAAACAGCTCACTGGCACGCTGTCGTGCTGCGTCCTTCCCCTTGCGCAACTTTAGGCCACGCTTCCACACTGGCGGGGTGATGCGGTGCATGGGCCAACGGTGTACCACAAATGCCATCACCACGGCCATGTAGGCGGCGCCAAAGTTAAACGCCTGGGTGGGGCCGTCTTTAGGCATAGGGCCTACCTCCTCCACCACACAGAAAAAGTCATCTAGCGGGCCAACATGGCTGGTCACCATGCTGCGTAGAATCCCATCCAACGTATACGGGTCCACGCGCTTACGGTTAGTGCCTCCTATCTCCATGGTGTGATACGGCATGTCTTCCACCTCGGCCAATTGGCCGTCTACCACTACTGCTATCGCCCCCAGCGCACCGGGGTCAGCGGCGATGATGACTTCCCGGTGGGGGCTCATAGCTCAGCGTACTTAGTTTGGGCGTCGTCCAGGTACTGCGTGGCGGCCCTGATGAAGGCTTCGCGGCGCTTCCAGGTGGCAATATCACTGTACTGCCAGCGCCAGATAGTGACGTGGGTTTCACCACACGCATCACACATTTCACTAATGGGTACGCGTAACGCTTTGGCCCGGTCTACCAGGGCTGTTAGCTCCGCGTCATGGCTAACTTTGGCTTTGGGCATGGTCCTATACTCCCTGCTTGTTACGTTGATACTTGGCGTGGTCCTCAGCGCAAGCATTGTCGATGGGTCGGCAGTGCGTCCTGCCCTGGTCTACCGGGTCACCACACCACCGGCATACGCCGATGGGCTTTAGTCCGTTCTCATTGACCAGGGCAGAAGCGATGCCCTCTTGCACCGCTTTCTGGATATACGCATCTGCTCTATCGGCTAAGTCGGACATGCCTAGTAGCTCCCTCGGTACGGGCCACCTTCGGTGTTGCCGTCGTCCGGCACCACGGTAGCGTTAGACTTTGGGTGGGCATGGTCGTGGTACCCGCGCAGCCACACTTCGCGTTGCTCGCTGCCCTGGGGGTGAGGGCATACTCTTACCGGGAAACCTCGTTGCGAGGCTTCACGGCCTGCTTGGTAGTCCTCCTGCTCAATCTGACTGAGTTCCGCTGGCGCTTCCTCTACTTCCGGCTCCGGCACCTCGCGGTTAGTGGCGTCCAGCTGGCTGTGCGCGTCGTCGTGGTGCAGTGCTTGGCCAATCTCCTCCTCTTTGGTATGAGGGTGAGTGTTGCCCGACTCGTTAGTGATAGCGGGGCCGTCGGACGTGGCTGGCGCGGTAGATGACTCTGGCGCTACCGTTTTGGTGGATGACGGCTCGCGCTGGCCCGCTCCGTACCCCTTGGCTAGATCCTCCGTCTTTGCCTTGCCAGTCGTCTTTTTTGCGGTGGTGCTTTTCGAGGTAGTTTTCTTCGTGGTCATGATGATGCTCCATGAGGTTCACTAGTTAGGTTAGGGTAGCGGGCCGCCTGGGTAGCCCGTCACAGCACTATATCTTACGGTGTTTAGTTCAGGCCAGCGAGTAGCGCTTCCAGGCCGGAAGACCGAGGGGCCTTTTTACTCAAGGCGTACCAGTAAGCAGGGGCGTTTTCGTCGCCACCAAGCTTAGCGATTGCCGCGCCTGCTAACGTCCCGTGCGATGCCACAATCCCCCAGAATATCTCAGGTGACTCAGTGCTGTTGTCGCGTCCAGATCCTTTTACCAGCTCTTGTATCGCGTACCCGTGGCTGTCGAAGGCAGCTACTGCTTCCGTTAGTCCTGCAAACAGCGCGTCCGAAAATAGCTTGAACTCGCCTACGTCGTCCACTACGGCCACCGCGGTACGTACAGCGGGCGCGCCCCCCTCAGTAGCGGCTATCTCTACTGTGTCGCCTAGCTGGCTCTCTAACGTCTCAATGACAGCGCCATGCGGCGAGGTTAACGCGATGACTAATTGATTAATGCGCCGGGTAAACTCCTCTCGGTTATCGCGGAACAAAGATGCCGTTAACTCATTTGTGCCGCTAAGATCCGCGGCGTCCAAGTTAGCGCGCCAGCTTTCGCCACATTCGTCGGCTAGGCGGTCGGCTACTTCTGTAAACTGGGCGGCAGTTATTTGCTTGGTCATGGCTAGGGCCTTCCTATGTCGGTTAAAAAGTCTTTCTTGGGTTTAGTGGCTGGCTAAATGCCAGTAAGTTAAAGGTAGTGTAGTCTTACGGTTAATGCAACCGCTTATTTCACGTTAAACAATCTTTTTAGTACGTCGTCTACCTCCTCTATTGCTTTCTTGCTAGCGTAAATCGCCACTAGCATGTCCATTGTGGTACCGGGGGGCGGGCTCTCTACGTAAGCCGCTAACACTGCATGCGGATACGCCACCACCACGGTACCGGGCACATTGTCCGACATATAGTAGCCGAGCATGGCCGGGGCTAACCGGCCAGGGGGCAAATAGTGCTGCGGTGTCATAGGGGCTCCCCATACGTCTCTTGGCACACGTCGAACACTAGCCCGCTTACCTCGCTAGGCGTGCCTAGGTCAACGAGATATACAAGGTCTATGGCCGTCAGTAGGTCGTCTTGCAGCCTATCATCCAGGTGACTGCCGTCAGCCAATAGCGTGGCCACTGACTCCCGTTTGGTAACGCCTTGGTCGCGGTCCAGGCCCGCGGCATAGGAGAAAGCGCCGACAAACTCGCAGTAATTGGTAGCTGTTACCGTAATACCGGCGTCGGGCTCAGTGGCTAGGGCATCCGCTATCCATAGTCCTATCACTAGGCCGGTTGCTGCGGCGATTGCTATAGTTGCTCTATTCATGGTCGTTCTCCAGTAATTCAATGGTTGACAGTATGGGTTACTTGACGTTTACGCCGTGGCTAAGGCACTCGCGCCACGTCTCCGGCCTATGCTTCGTTAGCCATTCGCGGACCTCAACGCTTAGCCCTTTTTGGTCGTACAAGTCAACTAGCGACGTGGGCCGGACGTTAGGTGGCGGTAGCCCAGATTCATCATTCAGGTGGTCCGGTATTTTGCCTAACGGCGGTGCCCACTGCTCACCTCCACGCCATTCGTATCCTTTGGCCTCCAGTGTGTTCACGGCGGCAATGTCACGCTTAGACGGGCATACTACGTTAGCAGGTTTGCTCGTTTCCTCCAGCCGCTTGGCCAGTGCGTACAGTAGCCTCTTTGCCGCGGCCTCTTGTGCACTACGGCCAGATTTCCAGTCTAAGGCAGCGGTCACCAGTTCCCGGTTGCTCATATCACGGTAAAGGGTCATAGCCGTTCTCCCTTGCGTCCAATTTTGCCGGTAGCGCGGCGCCAGCAATAGCGCGCCACGTCCCACCCAAACAGGCCGATTAGTACAGCCGCCCACATTTCCCAAGGTGCATAGGGCATGTCAGCTCTCCTAAACCCGGCCAGTTGGGAAGTCAATTTTAAGGCGGCGCGCTAGGCTATGGGCCTCCTCGCAAGCTATATCGTCCAGGTATTCAGGGGTCAGGTTAACTCCACCTCCTACATGCCGTTGGTATGTAAAACGCGCTTGCTCCCTACTATTGGCATCGACCACGCTCCAGGCGCCGCCGGGGTGGCCGAGGGTGCGCCATGGGTAGGTTTCCTGGTCAATGCTATGGCCGCGTAGGCCGCCAGCGGTTTCATGGTGGCCAGTGGTAGGGCCTACATGGTTAATCTCCCGCTGGCTGCTTGCTTGACCAGCTTTGTGTTGCAGGATGGCGTTTATAATTGCGCTCATGGTATGTACTCCGTTAAACCGTTGGTGTAGGGCGTTGCGTTGCTTACATGTTCACTATAGGTAAAGGCGTCTTATCGCGCCATTAGACTTTAGTCTATATCCGTATAATTTATTACCCATACGCACACCACCAGGATGGCAAAAGGTAGCGCTAAATGCGCCAGGGTATAGGTGATGCCACTGGCACCGCTTACTAGCAGCGATATGCGGCCTAGGGTAATGGTGGCGCCGTATCCTATGCCACCTGCTATCAGGGCTGGCAGTAACGTTACCAGGGCGTCGGTTAAATAGTGCTTGCGCATGGGGTCACCTCATTGGGTTATATAAGCTAATACTGTCATAAATATCGCTAGCACTATCAGCGAGCTTAGCGCAAATGGCCAGATACTAGGCGGTTTAGGTGGGCGCATTTGCTCCTCTACCCGGTGTGCGTCCTCTACCCAATTAGACCGGGTAACGCCGATAGGTCGCGCAGCGTCCAGGATATCGTCTACCCAGTCTCGCGGCCAAGGGAGCTGGAATTGCTTACGCCTAGCGTCCAGCTCTCCAGGCGGCAGTGCCGCATTAATGTCATTGTTGAGGCGGTGCCGGAAGAAATGCGCCTTTTCCCAGTCGCTAACGCTGTCGCACTGGCGCCCACTTAGCGGCGGCTCCAGGCGCCAGTACCCTTGCCACTTGTGTAAATGTGGCTTGCTGGGGCTAGGGATTTTTACGTTTTTAGGTTTCATGGCCGGGTCTCCTTTAGTAGTTGTTTCAGGTCATACAGTAGCGCTGGGCGCCATTCGCGTGGCAGCTCGTCTACTTTCTTAACGCGATACCGTGCAAGCACTTTAACGGCGTCGGGCATCTGCTTTCGGGCATCTAACGTGTTAACGACGTTAACTATGCAATTCCAGCAGTCAACCAATTGGGGCTCGGTGTCGATGCCATTGCGCCGGTCAATATAGGCTTTGAACATGGCTCGCGCTTGGGCGCCACCGTTCAGGGTCTCAGGCACCAGTAGCCAGTTATCGCCTATTTTGGCTAGCACTGGCTTACCGTACCGTTTGGCGCGCTGACTAGCGCGGCTCCATTGGTCAAGATCCGTCATAATCTTAGCTCCAGGTAATACCGCTTGCCTTTGATGTTTACGTAGTAATTGCCCGGTGAGTCCTCATAGACGCGGCGTGCACGTTTTTCCACGTTTCTGATATTAGCCACGTAGCGGGTAGCGGTACGGTTGGCGCCTTCGCGCTTAGCGACTGGCCGGTACACCAATTCCACCAGACTCGCGCCACCTAGGTCATTAGTGATAGCTAATCGCATGGTGTCTCTCCTATCAGGCTTTCAATGTCGTCAATGGTGACCAGGACGAACAAGGCGCCGAGCGATACCACTATCGCCGCCACTTCCCGGCCTTCACCCCACAGCTGGAAAGCTAAGGCTCCGATGGCGCCCGCTACCAGGAGGCTTAGCACTAGGCACGCTAGGCGTTTACGGTGCTGGCGCTTTGATGCTTTGCTCGCGTTGGCGTTTAACAGTTTAGTGTTAGTCATGATTAGTGCTCCCGTTAGCTATCGCCGTTGAATAACTTGGCCAGTGTGTCGGAGGTCAACTTGCCACCCTCAAAACGCGTTAGGTTAAACACACCAACACGCGGTCCCTTTACGACGTGGACCATAGCGGCGTTGCCTTCCGGTAAGAGGGTGGCACCGATGCGCTTACCGTTTTTCAGCGTGGCATAAATAGGCTTGGTCATGATTAGTGCTCCTCTACTTATTTAGCGTAGGAAAGTTGCCGCTTATCCGGTCGGGTATGCTGGTCGGGCCATGCTCCCGCTCTATTGCGTCAATGCGGTACTGCGCGGCGTCGCGTGGGCGCGGGTATCGGCCAGTTATCATTTGCAGGTCGATCCAGGCACCTCCTAGCGTGCTAATGCGGGCGCCAGTTGAGTAGTCGCTCACGGCGTTGCCCTCCCTGTTGATGAAACATTTGTGGCGCTTGCCTGCTACCTTTAGCCATGCCACTTGGCCAATTACGTCGATGGTGGTCGGGTCGCCCGGTTGCGCTGCCCATTCCGCTAGCGCGGCGCTTTGGCTGGTGTGCACGGCGGGCGCTTTGATAGTGATGATCTTGGCCATGATGTTAGCTCCATAGCAGTTGGTTGTTTTTGAATCCGGCGCTGCCCGACCAATCGCGTACATTAAAAGCGGTGCCATTCCATACCAGCAGCAGCCACTTGAAATTGGCTTGGCGTATGCCAAAGGCTGGCGCGAAGGTACTTAATAGCGCATTTAGCCTGCTTTTGGTGGTGACGCTTTGCCAGCCTGCATCGCGGATAGTGAGCGTTTCCGTTTCCGGGCACCAGCTGGCGATATAATGGCCGTGCAGGTGTACGCCTAGGTTCACAGGTTCGCCGGGATCGCTGATAGCCTTCACTTGGGTGTTGCCGCTTTTGAACGTTTGGCCGTTGCGTAGGGCATTTACTAATTGCTGTTCTATTTTACGCATGATGTTTGCTCCGTTTGCTTCTTAGGGTCCGTTTGATTCTTTGGCTTCGTTGGGTTCGTCTTTCTATGCGTTCACTATAGGTAATGCTGTTTTATCGCGCCATGCTACTTTGGTCTAAAGCAGGTTGGTTATCACTACTTTTATGCGCCCACTTCCGTCAGGTGCGTTTGCACTCCTTATATAAGCGCCATGCTTGGGCGTCCTAATCACCCGGCGATAGCGGTTACCCCAGACAATCCAAATGCAGGTGGAGCCAGGGGTGCGTCCTACTCCCGCTTCTGGGATACTATGGGCATCGACAGTCGCTGGCGGATCAGTGGCATATACTAACGCTTTTAACTTGGCCATTTTGGCACCTATAAAGGTTGTGATTACGGGTTACGTACAAGTGCAGGATAGCAAGGGTTACGCTAATCGGCCAGGAATACACTGCCATTTTCATGTAACGGGGCTACAAGCTAGCTGCCGTCGTAACTGGGGTTACAGAGTGACCTAGGCCATAGTTACAATTCAGTTACACGAATGACGGGTGCGATGACACGTAGGGGTTACACGATAACCTTAGCTGATTCAACGGTTTATGGCTGTTTATGACGGTTCGGCTAAGCTACTTTGAAAACCTTTTCACCAGGGTCTAAAGGTATGTGTAGGACATAGGTTACAGGTAGGGGGTTACACCCTAGACCCTATAGTAAGGTTTTGCCCTAAACACCCGTCACAGGTGTCATTCGGTGTCATTACTTGAGGTAAAATCCATACTTACGAGCGTTTGCCGATTTTGTAACCTGTCATTCTAGCCGTCACACCCGTCATTCATAGGTTACTTAGGGTTATGAGGGTTATGAGGGTTCTGAGGGTTCTGGGGTGGCTGGCGGGCCTAAGGGCGTGATTGCGAACGGGCCGAGAAATTTGCGCGTATTCGACCAAAGTCTAATGGCGGGGTGGCCAGGGGGCGGCGATACTGGTGGCGTAAGTTAAATAAACCAACACAGCGAGCCCTACCATGTTCAACCTAACCAACGAAAAACGCATTGTTATTCTGTCAGCCGAGCAGGCCGATAAGTCCGACGCACAAAACGCTAACGCCACTGAGTGGTTGCGCCACCAGTTAACCGCTGAACTGGCAGCGGGGCGCGTTGACAGTGTGGTTAAGTGCAGTGGCCAGTACAAAGGCACGCCGGAACGCAGTTACCTAGTTCTCTGCAATGCTGATGCAGTGGAATGGCTAGTGGCGTGCGGCGCAGCGTTCGAGCAGGAATGCATTCTGGTAGTGCGCACGCTGCCCGCTACTGGCCGCACAGTAGGCGCGCTTTACTTCCCCAACGGCAGCCGCGAGCGTATCGGCACGCTAGCGCTATGCGAGCAAGGCCGGGAGTATGACGCATCCACCACGATCAGCGGCACCGATATCGCTTTTCACTTCGCCTAACCTCGCAACCAGCAGTACCAGACCCGGCCAATGTGCCGGGTTTTCTTTTGCCTGGTCGGCGGGGGAGGGGAGAGGTAGCAGGTAGCAGGGCACCAAGACATCGCCAAACAGCTCGCTGGTGCCACGATCAGGTGGTGGGCAGTAGGTAGGCATAGGGTGGCGTGATAGCGTGGCTTATACGCGCTCGTTGGTTGAGGGTGACAGCGGGAGCCTGGGCATGCAGGTGCCGCGCTTCAGGGTTCGCGTAACATACATTATGTTAAATAGGTGTGTTGCTAATATACAACCTGGGGTGGCTGGCTGGCTGGCTGGCTGGCTTCGCGGTCCCGGGCAGCAGGCCGGAGGCCCCCCGGTCCTTTGGCGCGGCGGGGCGCAATTATTTTGGCCCGCCCCCGCTCCCAATCTCCCCAGATTATATTTTCCTAATGTAACCCCATTAGCCCAGGTAACCCCCTCCCCTGAGAAACCTCTCTAAAAAATAATATTTTCGCCGTAGAAACCTTGACCCCTCAGAAAAATAGCGCCACGCGTAAATTGACTGCCCCCCTGCCCCTGCCTACAATTGAGGGGCTTAAGCGGCAAAACGTTACGTAACAAGGCAACCTAGAGGCGCCTCAAATGACTACGCAAGTACATGATTTGACACGGGCAGGTGGCTGGGTGGAAGTGGCTGGCTCCGCAGATGATTTCCTGGTGGAGAACACCGGCCAGGGAGACGTTAAGGTGACGCTCCAGGCAGCCGCCCCCGCGGCCAATGCCCCTTTTCACACGTTGAAGCGCGGCGAGGCCCTGGTGCGGGTAGGAACGGGCGCCTGCTACGTGGCGAGTGCGAGCTTGACGGCCAGAGTGGTCGTATCCTCATGAAAGTAATCAATT